GTCAGCCCAAGGTGACCTTCTTCCAGGCGGTGTACAAGCGCCACACCAACTTTGCGATGGAGAACATCCAGCAGACGGTGAACGGTACCGCGACCGGCTCTGGCCGCGTGTCCGTGACCATTGCCCGCAACGGTGACCTGGTCGGCAACATGTACGTGTCCCTGCTGCCCGCCTCCAACGCGGTGGTGTCCACCAACGCCGCCATCGACACCTGCTGGATGGCTGAGCGCTCCATTGCTGCTCTGGAGCTGACCATCGGTGGCCAGCGCATCGACAAGCACTACCAGACCTGGTGGCGCCTGTACGCCGAGGTGTTCCTCGGTGAGTCGGACAAGATTGCCTACGGCAAGCTGACCTCCAGCTCCGTGACCTCGGTGAGCACGGTCAACACGGCCCGCGTGTACCTGCCTCTGATCTTCTTCTTCAACCGCAACCCCGGCCTGTACCTGCCGCTGATTGCCCTCCAGTACCACGAGGTGCGCCTGGACTTTGACCTGACCTCCAACTACGGCAGCTACTTCAGCCAGGACTTCCAGGTGTGGGCCAACTACGTGTACCTGGACACTGAGGAGCGTCGCCGCTTCGCCCAGAAGGGCCACGAGTACCTGATCGAGCAGGTGCAGCACACCGGCGGTGACTCCATCGCCAGCATCAACGACTCTGCCCAGCTGGTGCGCCTGTCCTTCAACCACCCGGTGAAGGAGCTGATCTGGTGCTACTCCAACGCGACCGCCACCGGCACCAACAGCATGTGGAACTTCTCGACCAACACGGCGAGCGTGAACATGACCTGCAGCGTGGCTGGTTTCCAGACGTCCAACAACTACGTCATGCCCCACGTGCTGGGTGCCCCGCACCTGTTCACCAACGGTGCCCTGTCCCCCCTGTGGATTGAGGAGGGTGTCGAGCAGCCGGGTCAGTACGCCGTGGGCCCGCTGAACCAGTTCAAGCTGATTCTGAACGGCCAGGACCGCTTCAAGGAGCAGCTGGGCAAGTACTTCAACACGTACATGCCCTACCAGTACCACACCGGCACTCCCTACCCGGGCATCTACTGCTACAGCTTCGCGCTGCAGCCCGAGGAGCACCAGCCGACCGGCACTTGCAACTTCTCTCGCATTGATAACGCCCAGGTGTCCGTCGCCCTGAAGACGGGCTCCCAGGTGAGCATCCAGAAGCTGTTCGCGGTGAACTACAACATCCTGCGGATACAAAGCGGGATGGGAGGCCTCGCCTTCTCCAACTGATGGGTGGATTTTATTTGCGACGCGAAATACAAAAAATACAGGCAAGGGACAGTTGTTCGCAACTGGGCTTTAGCCCCAAGAGGCGCGTTCCGACTCTTGGGACTTAAACCAACCATAACTATAATGTCGGGGGAACTGAAGGCGTGTACGAACTGTACACGTGCACCTCAGCCTATATCTCAATTTTTATCATCTATTAATGGAAAACCTTGTAAAACGTGTCTAAAATGTCGCGACAAGGGCAAAAAGAGCGACGCCCGTCCAGAACGCAAGGAGTACCACGAAGAAATAATGGATAAAATGCGTGAATCTGGATATTGGGTAGAGTACGAAAAAGGGAAAAAAAATGAAGAAATACCTGAAAAAGAACACGACTTGAACCAAAAATGTGAATGGTCTAAAAATGAAAAAACGAAAGAGCGCCTAAGTCTTTGGAAACGTCTCAATATTCACGATAGGGTGGGTTCGTCTCGTCGTCAGGCTATCAAAAAGGGTATAGCGTGGAACCTATCCGACGAAGCTGCAGGTGAGATGCTTATCCTCCCGTGCGTGTATTGTGGCCACCTGGACCTCGAAGTGCGTCTGAACGGAATAGACCGGCTCGACTCGGCCAAGAGTTACACCGTGGAGAATTGTCGACCGTGCTGCAAGAATTGCAATTACATGAAGGGAACCTTCGACCCCGGGACGTTCATCACGTGGGCCAAGCGCATCGCCGCGTGCACTGCTGAATTCCCGGACGTGGCTACGTGTGAAGATCACAAGAGGATTCATAGGGTTCCAAAGACAGAACCGGAAACTCAAACCACTCCAGAGGCATCCCAATGTCATCACCCTCAATAGGAAAAGCCATGAGAACATCAACGTCTATAAAATCCTTCATGTGTTCGGTCCGTCCTGAAAAGACGTGGCTCGTGCGAATTTGGGCGGCTCGCGCATCAGTGAGATGAACGAGTCCCGTCTTTTTTGTAAATGTGATTTGAAGCGTCCTGTCATCACAATCTTCATCGTCGCAGTGGTCGGATGCGAATGTGTGCGGTGCGAGATAAGTCATACGATACAACTTCTCCGTCGCCTCCCTCTGCTTGAATATAGCCTGGCATATCTCCATGCCCTCCTTGTACTGTCCATCTGTCAGCGACTCCTTGATCGAGTCGATGAAATCGGATACTGCATGCATCTACCTAAAAAACATCTGTATACTTTAAATGATGTTCATTTGGCTTTTGATTATTTTGGCGCTTGCGCTGCTCGCCAAGACGGTCAGCCCGTACGTGACGTTCAAGACCCCTTACACGCGAGCAATTCCTTCAGACCCGGAAGTCCCTGGCATCTCGTGGCGGCTCAGACGCTAAAGACGGCCCGGCCGGTCAAGAACGCAAGCACAATGGCAAACGTGAGGAAGAGCGACCCAAACACGATGTTGGCGTAATCCTTGGGAACCGCCGACTTTTCCGACGGCGAATAGGCATTCTTGGACACGACCGCCGTCTTGTTCGCCTGGACAATCGTGGACGTGCCGAGCGAGAAGAAGAGGACGGAGAGGACGGCACCGAAGAGGGCGGTTGCGGATAGCTCCGGCATTTACTATTGGAGAATAAAATAACTTAGCGACCGCCATACTTGGGGGTGTTGATGACGGTGAAGAAAAGATACATCATGAAGAACCCTATGATGATGCTCGTGATAGCCTTGATGTTGACGGCGGGAATCTGACGACGACCTGGGTCGAGAAAGTCCTGAATGCCCGTCACGAGGAGCAGGCTCGCGGCGGCGAAATAGAGCCCCTTGGCGAGATTCCAAGTATGGTAGCTCGTGGGCTCGAGGTAGGCGCGGGCCATCGGCTGCTGGTTATAATACGCCATATTTATTACTTAAGGACATTTTTATTTGTACAAGTATGAACTTTGCGTACCTGGACAGTATCGAGCTTCCCATCGAATCCACCCCTTGTGAACTAGGCCAGGATTGGGAAGATTTTGATGTTGAGCTTGGAAAGTTCAAGATGGAATTCGCCAAGGCGAGAACCGACATGACACGCAAGATGACAGCCTTGCGAAACGTGAATGAAGAACGGGACGTCCTGCGGATGGTCCTAGACAACGTCAAGTCACAGGCCTTAAAAGACAGCCTCTCTGAACTTGTAGACAAACACGAGTCTGATGAGGGAAACAAGGCCCTGGCTCTACAATGTGGGGAGGCGGTGGGGAGGGTAGAGGCGATGAAGAAGGTTCTCCTGGACACGAATGCTGAAAGGTACGGAAAATTTACTTGTTTTGTTTGCATGGACAGACTTGTTGACCTCTTCATCGACCCGTGTGGGCACGTCGTTTGTGAGCCGTGTTGGGGTCGCACGCGAAACAAGGAGACGTGCCCGGGGTGCAGGACGGCGATTCACGGTGCGCGAAAGATTTTTACGCTCTCGTAACTCAGTTGGTTAGAGTGCGGGTCTTATGAGCCCGAAGTCGCGGGTTCGACCCCCGCCAAGAGCACGGTTTCCCTCGACCTGAACACGTCGTTAAAAGGTTCACCTGACTTTGGCGCAGTGGTAGCGCATCGGATTGTAGCTCCGCTGGTCGTGTGTTCGAATCACACAAGTCAGATCCGAGAGGCTAGCCACCTTCCTTTCACCATGCCCCGATAGCTCAGTCGGTAGAGCGTCAGACACCCTTGAAGGGCTGATTTGTTAAGGCGAGACTTGTTCTCGCTCCTGCCATCTGAATGTCACAGGTTCGAAACCTGTTCAGGGCGATTTTTTAATTGGACTTCAGTCTCCACTTAAAAAAACGCTCAATTACTTGATAATATGAAGACTAAGATTCCAGGTGCGTTGCGTGAGCAAGTATGGCTTCTTTATTGCGGGGACCGTCTGTTCAAGCACAAGTGCCTCGTGACGTGGTGTGCAAACGTCATGGACCCTTTTAATTTTCACGTCGGTCACAACATTCCGGAGAGCAAGGGGGGCGCTACGGACATTAGCAACTTGCGTCCCATCTGTGCCAAGTGCAACACATCCATGGGTGACGAGTACACGATTGACGAGTTTTCGGCTCTTTCTCCTCCCCGTGCGCATCGTCACTTGTGGGAGTGTTTCCGGTTAAAAGAATCTAACGTATAGATAGTAATGACGGAAATCTTTCGATTCTACCCCGAGGGCCAAACTCTTTTCATCGAGGTCCTGGGAAACGAGTACCTGAAGCGTCAGCCCACAGACCCGGAAGAGGCCAAGGTGTTTGCAGAGGGTCTCAAGCCTGTGGTTGCTCAGGTTGAGGATGTCATCCGTAAAAACAACATGCGTGAGGTGATGATTTTGAACCTCAAGGGTGTCGGCGTCACCAGTCTCAACCCACAGACGACGGCACAGCTCGTCAATCTCTTGTACACTATCCGTTCAGACGAGGAGACATTCATGGACCGGATTGAGATTCACAACTCAAACCCCGTTTTCGAAATGTTGTACAGTCAGGCGAAGAAGATGATTCCTCCCGAACTTGTGAAACTCATCAAGTTTGTCTAGAAAACTTGCTCACCAAAAACGACTTGACTTTCATTGGAGCGTCGAACCAGAACGTCTTCGGGTCCGTCTCATACAACTCAAAAAGTCTTTGATTGTCTTCCTGTCGAAGCACATCGGGTTCCTTTCCGTCAGGACCCTTCAGACCCACTGGGAAATCCTCAGTCAGAACAGTCTGAAGAGCCACGAGTTCAGGGTTCCACAAGCACGCCAATTCGTAGCCAATGTCCAAATCGAGACCCTCCGGATTTACTCGTACCCAGTAGTGCTCACAAATCTCACCAGGTGAAATACAGTATCCGTGGATAATGCGAGAGTTAATCCTTTTCTGCGTCAGGTACTTTACGATAATTGCACAGTGATGGACGACCGTCCCATCGACGTTGTTCAGCTTCATAATCTTAGCCATTCGTTTCACGTCCGCCATCTGTGAGTGAGCGTGAAAAAAATGAGGTTCTGTGTACGCGAAGAGTTTCACAACGCGGGGTCTAAATACAAAACAAAAATGGCCAACGAACTCTGGACTCGGTACTACACTTGCGCGATTCGCGACAAGCACCCAGAGCCGGAGCGCTTCGCCGACTCAGCCTGGAAGTCAAGACAAACAGCACTCCGCAAAAAGGCTGAGCGTTCAAAAGTCGTTGTTTTGGCCACCCTCATAAAGCCAGAGGCTCCTCTCCCCTCCGCCATTACCAAGACCAAGTGTCAAGCAAGGACGCTCGAGGGGCGCCAGTGTGGCTTTGCCGCCACCTGCGGCCGCTTCTGCAGGAAACATGACCCAGTGAAAACTTCTAAGTAAAGTGTAATGGACTGGTCAATTGTCTGGATCGCCCTCGTCATAAACTTTCTCGTCGTCAGGGCAGTCCCCAAAATCATCACCAAGCCAACGGGCTTTGTGCCGGTTGATGATGTCGTTCTTTATCTGAATACACAGGATGGCTTCCTCGTGAGTTCCAGCCTTGTCCTTGTGTTTGTTCTGTGGGCGACTTACACCTGGATGGAAAGCAGCCCAGCCGCGACGGTCGCGAGCAGCCCGTTGGTCTGAGGATGTTCCCACGTGCTCACACGTCCTTCGTAGCACGTCCTCATGTGCTTGACGAGGTCATCATAGCTTGGATGACCCCACACGAGGTCCTTGGTGAATAGGAAATCGTCAAATCCAATTGGTCCGAGCGTACATTTGACGACGAATGGAGTCTGTACGTACTCCTTGAGACCCCCATAATCTGTGATGATGACTGGTTTGTTACGGAGCGCCGCTTCTACGGCACCCATACCAACCCCCTCAGAGTGTGAACAGTTGACGTAACAGTGCCCTTTGGCGTGCACATTCTCCATCTGCTCGTCGGACAAAAGTCCGTTGATAATCGTCACTTGCGGATGCTCATACGCCACGGGCTGCGTGCACGTCGCCTTGATGAGGAGGCGCGCCTCTGGAAAGTTTGCCATGGCGGCGATGAGGGCGACTATGTTCTTTCGCGGATCCGCGACATTCCCTATGGTGTAGAAGATGTAAGGGGTCGTCACGGGATTGTGACGGGGCGACTCGGGTGCGCTCGCCCACAGGTGCAGGATGCGCCAGTCGCCTTGAGGGAATTGTTTACGGAACACGCTCCGGCAAAATTCAGAGGCTACATACAAAGTCTTGTAACGGTCAACGAGCATCCCATAGAGAGGGTTGACCGTCTCAGTCTCGCAAATAGTCATGTAAATCATTTTTTTACAAAATGTTGCATATTGGTCGACGAGATTCAACTGGTTCTCAATGGGGAGAACAAACGCAAATCCCGTGTCGTACTGGTCCACTGTAGGACGTTGACCAAATTCCACATATTCCCCGCCAGGCACGAGTGTGGAATATCGCTTCGTGACTTGGCCAATTCCGGCGAGGGTCGTCGGTCCTATGAACAACATAGGTCACAAGGAGTTCAAAGCCTTATGCTTTCATCTCGCTGAGAATCATGCGCTGTGCGAGCTCTTCAAATGAAACCTTTGGCGTCCATTTCAAAAAGATGCGTGCACGCGTCGGGTCCGCCTGGAGGTAATCCACCTCTGCAGGGCGATAAAACTCCGGGTTGATCCGAATGACGACATTTCCAGTGTCCGAGTCCACCGCCTCTTCATCCTGCCCAACCCCACGCCACAGAAGCGTGAGATTCACCGCCTTGCACGACTCGGCGATGAAATCACGAATGGTGTGCGTTCGCCCCGTCCCAATGACGAAATCCTCTGGCACACCCTCTTGCTGGAGCATGAGCCACATCGCCTCGACGTAATCCTGAGCGTGTCCCCAGTCGCGGCGCGAGTCGAGGTTTCCGAGCTCAAGAACTGCACCCGTCTTGAGGTACTTGGCGAGCCCCTTTGCCACCTTGCGCGTCACGAAATCCTCGCCACGGCGCTCCGACTCGTGGTTGAACAAGATGCCCGTGCACGCGTACATGTCATACGACTCGCGGTAATTTCGTGTAATCCAGTACGCAAAGAGTTTGGCGACTCCGTACGGACTGCGGGGCCAAAACGCCGTCTGTTCATTCTGGGGAGGCTCCGCCTTGCCGAACATCTCACTGGTTCCCGCCTGGTAAAACCGAATCTTGTTTGAAAACCCCGACTGCTGAATCGCCTCGACGATGCGAAGGGTTCCGAGGGCGCCGACGTTGGCTGTAAACTCTGGCTGTTCGAACGACACCTTGACGTGGGACTGCGCTCCGAGGTTGTACACCTCGAGACGGTCAAACTGTTCGAAAGAGTTGATGATGGCTGAAAGGCGGCCCGTGTCGGTGAGGTCCCCCTGGATGATGTGAAAGTACGGATTGGACTTGAGGTGCTCGATACGCTCGTGCTTCGCCTCTGAACAGTACCGCGTCAGACCGTATACGATGTACCCCTTGGATAGGAGAAACTCGGCCAGGTAACTTCCATCCTGACCCGTCACGCCCGTGATAAGGGCTGCGTGCATTAACGGAAGATGGTCTGGAGTTTTTAACTTCATACAAATTAAAAAAAGTTTACAAATGTTCACGAGACTGAGCGTCATGACCCTTGCGGAGAAAGTAAAGGCGTGGGATTATATCTACCAATGGATGAGTTTCACAAGCACGTGCTCGAACGTCTTACAAACGTCGAGGCCGAGCTCAAGGAACTCAGGGAGGTGACGTGGCCCGTGTGTCAGGCACGCCTTGATTCTGGAAACAATTTACAAAATATTTCTCAAAAGAAGAGCCTTTTGAGATGGCTCGACCCTGAAGAAATCAAAGGGCTCTTGAGACGAAAAGGGCTCTTGATGAATCTTACTCGAGACCTAGTCTCATGCGAACTTCAGGCAATCCTGGTAGAGGCACCTCGGGTGGACAAGGCTTGAGGGGCGTTTGTCCATCGCTGTGAATCCCTTGCGAGATGAAATACTCGAAAGTTTGAGGAGTTTGAGTCGCGTGATGCCCATCCTTCGCGTGAGCATACGTCTGGAACTTGTTGTGAATGTGACTGGCCGACCCAAAGCTGCTCAAGTGCCAGCCCGCAAACCGAAAGACGGGGAACTTCCATCGATTGTCGCGAAAGTAGTTGGGACCTTGACGCTTCACGAGCTCCGCGTTCGTGATGACTGTGCCGTACCAGGGTTCACCTGTAAATAGATATTTGAACGAGTACTCAAACATCCACATGTGGACTGCACACACAATGTGAGGGAGCTGTTCGTACGGCACCTTTGTCATGTCTGGAATTTCGTCAATGTCGCTTATCATCACAATCGATTCTTTCGGAACGTCCACGAGGCCGCGTAATATAGACTCGCGTTGGTGCTTTTCACGGGCCCATGGATTTGGATCCTTGGGCGCCTCTTCCGCCGTCACAACGACGTGCTCAATCTTGTGAATCCACTTGGCGTAGCGCTCTCTGTTATTCTGAAAGTAGAGCTCCTTGGGCCCTCCCACGTGATTCACCTCTGACTCGACGAGCACGAAACGGTCAACGT